CATGCGAGCTGATCGATGCGACGCTGGCGGTCGAAGAGGCGGATGACAAGGACGCAGCAGACAAGGCGGAAGAGCGCCTGACGGACGCTCGCGAATCGTTCAGCGAGGCGCTGAAAAGCTCGCGCTCGGACATTCATGAGTTTCGCAAGCGCGCGGCCCGCTACACGCCCGCACTGGAGCGAGGCGCGGAGCTCGACGGCGCGCTCTTCCGCTACTGGATCGAGCAGGCGGCATCGCGCCCGGCACGCATCGCGACGGCACTCGTGCATTGCATCACGGCAGCCGACTATCGCGACACCCTCATGAGCCTGATGCAGAGGGACAGCGCATGAAAGACGTCGTCATCGTAGGCGGCAGCCCGGCCCGCTCCCGGCTCGGCCGCTCGCGTCTCGCCGTGCTCGCGTCGGCGCTCGCCGTCGCAGGCGTGAACGTCAGCATCGACGCGCTCTACGAGCTGGATCAGCGAAAGACGGCCGAGCGCGCGCAGGTTATCACCGACGAGGACCGCGAGCGCATGAAGGCGGCCGAAGAGAAGCGCGCGCGGCGCGCGGCCAAGCGGAAGCTCGTCGTATGACGGTCTATGTCGATGATATGAAGGCGAAGTTTGGCCGCATGGTCATGTGCCACATGCTCGCCGACTCGGACGACGAGCTGCACGCAATGGCCGACACGATCGGCGTGGCGCGTCGATGGTGGCAAGACCCGGCGAAGAAAACCGTCAGCGGCAGCCACTACGACATTGCACTGAGCAAGCGCTCGCTCGCCGTCGCGGCGGGCGCCGTCGAAATAACATGGCGGCAGGCGGGCGCAATGAACCGCCGCCGCATCGTCACCGGCCAGCTCGGCAGCCCGCACGACGCCGAGCAATGGCTTTCCGACAATCTCAACGAGCGGCGTCAAGCGCGCGCCGCAACCACCTGAGGCAACACTATGAACGTAGTCATCGACGGCGTGCGCTATGTGCCCGCGCCAACACCTTGCGAGAAGCCCGAGCTGCTGGACTTCGTTTTCTTTTCCGAGGACTTGGATCGCGATCTGACCATCCGCGAATATCTCGTGAAGCTCCTTTGGACGCTCTGGAATGACGGCGAAGGATTCAGCGGGAAGCGCCCCTACGGCAACAGCGGATGGGAATTCGAGCTCTACGCCGCGCTCCTGAAGGCGCAAGCCATCGAAGGCGAGCTAGACGAGGACGGCCGCGTGCATCGTCTACCCGAGGCGAGCCGCTCGCAGGCGGATGCGATCATTTTCGGTCTGATCGACCAGCTCGGCGCACCGCCGAAGCCGTAGCAATCCCCACGTTTCCCCTGTATAGGTTTACCCGATAGATAAATAAAACGCTTGCCTTCACTACGGTTAGGCGGCTAATATCCTCTCACCACTTCACGGGGGAAATCAAATGAAAAAAACGCTATCAGTTCTCGTCGCATCCCTTCTGTCAATCGGCGCGGCCACCGCACACGCCGAGTTCCTGATGTACGCCAACAATGAGGCGGGCGGCCTTATCCAGTTCTCGGATATGGCGTGCTCGAAGATCACCGGCTTTCCGAAGCTCAAGCGCATGGATGGACTCAGCGCGGCCATCACGGACGCGCAAGGAAACGCCGTCATGCTCGGCTGCTACAAGTATGTCGAGCCGAACCTTCAAGTCACGTGGGCGAACGGCCAGATGCGCTTCTATCGCGCTGACGGCGTGACCATCACCGCAGCGGGAAAGCGCCTGTTCTCTCAAATGGGCAATAACTCCAACTGAACACACTGCGAGCGCCGTATCACGCGGCGCTCTTCACTTGCCTTCGCACGTAGCTAACATGAACCAGAACAACGAACCGGCATTCCCCGACGACCTGAATCCCGCGCTCGTCGGCGCGATCGCAACCTTCATCGGCAGGCTCACCGGCCTGACGCCGCCGCCGACTGACGCTTTCCCGCCGGAATGGCAAGGCCACCTTCGCGAGCTCGTGCAGAGCATCGACGCGATCGAGGCAGAGAAGCGCAAGCGCGTGCCGAAAGACGTCGAGACGCTTCAGATGAGCGACTTGCGCATGCGATTCGACTATCAATTTCTCGTCACGGCCGATGACTCGCTCAACGAGCTTTCCCCGCTCGAAGTGCTGCACGGCTCGCATATGCGCGAGTATGAAGTCGAGACGTGCCAGCAGCGCATTCTGGATCTGCCGCTCGCGCAGCGCTTCGCGAAGGTTCTCGCGCTCTGGCGCATGGAACAGGCTGCCGAGCGCGACCGCCCGCTGAAGCCGTCCGACGCGGGCCGCCAACTGCAAGAGCTGATCGAGGACTTCGAGAAGCGCAGCATCTTCGCAACGGTCGAGCGCGTGAGCGTGCCGCCGTTCGCAATGGGCAATCACGTCGCGCGCGTCAAGACGTGGCGCAAGCGGGAGCGCTCGGAATGATCCGCGTCATCACGCTTATTCAATGGCTCATTGGACTCGCCGCTGCCGCTGGCTTCATCTACTTTATGTTTTTCTCCGAATCCGCCAAGGAGATTCAAGAAAGGCACGAAGCGCAGGATCGCGCCGACCGCACGCCGCACGTCATTCGCGAAGCTGACGGATGCAAGGTGTACGCGTTCAAGACGGGCGAATGGCACTACTTCACGCGCTGCCCGAACAGCACCGTGCAGACCGATCGCTCATACACCGAGAACTGCGGCAAGAACTGCACGCGGCACAAAGTCGAATCCATCACTACGCAAAGCGAATGACCATGAGCGCACGCGCAATCGAACCGACGCCGTCATGGGACGGCAAGGGGCTGCCGCCGGTCGGCACCGACGTGCTTATCGATACCAACTCGTCGGGGCTCGTCATGTGCACCGTGACCGGCTATCACGTCGAGGGAAGTCTCGAAGGCAATCCGGTCTATCACCGCGTATTCGTGGACGTTGTCTACAAGGGCACCGACGCGCCGAATTGCCGCCTGCTGAGAGACGTGAAGCCCGTTCCGCCGATTCCGCCCGAGAAGTGGGGCAAGTTTTTCATGTGCGACTTCTGCAACAAGACGCAGGAGCAAGTCGAGAAGATCATCGCGGGCGAGCGCGACACCGCTATCTGCAATGAGTGCATCGACCAGTGCAATCAGATCATCGCCGAGCACAACGCGGCGAAGGAAAAAGCATGACGACGATCACACTTCTGCCCTGCCCGCACTGCCAAGGGAAGGCACGAATCACCGAGAAGCGGCGCGGCGGCTATTCGCGCGTCGGCAGCTACTTTCAAGGGCTTTGCGGTACGTGCTTCGCGCGCGGCCCGCTGATGAAGGACGAAGGCGCGGCGATCGTCGCGTGGAACAAGCGCCCGACGCCCGACACCGCAGGCGCACGCAACGCGGCGCTTGACGAGGCGATCGGCGCGGCCATGAATGAATCCGCACATTGGACGAGCGAGTCGAACGAGCGCGCACACACCGCTATCTCATGGGTAATCAAGGCAATCGGAGGATTGAAAACAGCATGACCGACAAGGTATTCACCGCCGTTTTTCGCAACGTGACGACCGACGAGGCGCGCGAGATCGGCCAACACCCGAAATGGTCCGCTGGATCATGGAGCCATGCGCTCGATGACCGCGACGCGGCGCGCGCTGAGCTGGAGCGACTGCGCGAAGAGAACAAGCAGCTCGCCGCGTTCGTCGTCGCAGTCGGCGGCGTATGGGAGCCGAACGGTGCGCGAAGCGTTCTGACCGGCGAGCTTTCGCTTGCCGAGTCGATCCGCAAGGATGCGGCGATCGCAACAGCGGCGCATGAGCGCTCGCAGCCGGTCGCAGGCGTGACCATCACGAAGCCCGGCGACAGTCTGACCGGCATCTCGTTTATGTCGCTCAACGAGCACGGCCGCGCGACGCTCGGCAAGGGCCGCCACGAGCTCTATGCGCATCCGCCAGCCGACGCGCTCTACACGATGGATCAGATGCGCGAGTACGCCGATGCGTTCCACAAGTCGCGCGTCGAGGCGGCCGCCGCGCGGCCCGAGTGCGTCGATTGCGGCGACAGCATCATGGCGCACGACCCCGGCACATGCGGGAACTGCCATTCGATGAAGTATGCGAGCGGCGACACGATTAGTCAGATGCGCGAGTTCCTCGTGCCGGACTGCAAACCCGGCGGCTGCGCGTCGATCGGATGCGAAGGCGGGTTCTACTGCTTCAATGCGGACGGCACGCCGAAGCCCGGCATGACGCCCGAGCAGCAAGAGAAGCTGCGCGCCGCGCTCACGAAAGTTTTCGCGCCGACGACGCCGTGCGAGTGCCGCGCGTGCCTGAAGGGCAAGACGGTCGATACCGGATTCGGCGCAATGCCCGTCGAAATGACGCGAATGATCGTCTGCGCGAAGTGCAGTAATAAGCGCTGCCCGCACGCGAACGACCACCGCAACACCTGTACCGATTCCAACGAGCCCGGACAGCCCGGCTCAGCCTATTGAGAGGACCGCATGACCGTAGCAACGAAGATGAACGCCGAGCACAAGCTCAAGCACCTGATCCTGCTGAAAGCCGTCGAGATGAAGTACATCGAGCCGCTCACCGAAGAAGTGACCGCCGAGAACGTGGACGAGCTCTTCGAGGCGAATAATCAGGATTGGGAGCTTCAAGACGCGAAGAACGAGCTGCGCGGCGGCCAGCATGAGACGGACGTGCCGGTCGAGTGGCAAGGGCGCGGCCTGAGCTACTACGAGTCGCAATCGGTCGCGATGCAGTATCTCGACGGCTCATGGATCGGTTGGACATATTGGTATGGCGGCGGAAAGCACGCCGAGCCCGAGGCGATCGACTGGATCGAAGAAGCCTACGACGTGACCGTGACCGAAGAGCCGCGCACGATCATCCACCGCACGTTCACGAAGGTTGAGCCTGAATGAGAGCGTGGACGCGGCTTCTTCCCGCGTTCATCTATCTCTGGCTTGTCGAGCGCCACTGCGAAGTGATGACGTTCGGCAAGCAGCGATTCCACTACGACGGGCGGCGAACGCTCGTCAAATCGAGGAAGCAATGAGCAAGACATTCCAATTCGAGCGCTTCGATATCGACCCAAACGATGCGCACGAGCGCATTCCGGCGGCCGATGGTGCATACGTCTATGCCGACGACGCGATCGACCGCGAAGCCGTCCTGCAGGCGCAGATTCGCACGCTGGAGACGCAACTGAAGGACGCGCGCGCCTTCGCGCATCTTGCGCGCGACGCGGCGCTTGAAGAGGCGGCCAGCATCGCCGAGAACAGCTTCGTCTACGCGACGACCACCGCGCAGTGCATCGCGAAGAATATCCGACAAAAGAAGGAAAAGAAGGCATGAGCGAAAAGAACAACGGCGGCCCGGCATTTCCACTGGCGCACTCACACGTCGATCTTGAACACACGAATTGGGCGCACGCAAACGGCGCAACCCTGCGTGACTACTTCGCGGCGAAGGCGCTCCCCGCGCTAATCGCTCGCGTCGGTTCGCATATCGATATGCAAGGGCGGTACGAAGCATTGAACGAAGGGCTCGCGATTACCGCCTATGAGTTGGCCGATGCCATGCTGAAAGCGAGGGACGAATGAGCCGATTCGCGGACTTTTTCGAAGGCGTCGTCGGCGTGGTCGAGGCGAACTCGTATGAATCGATGTGCCTCTGGAAAGAGTGGCACGAGAAGCGCGGCAAGACGTGGGAGCAAGGGCTTGGCGGCTATCTGCCGACGATCGGAAAGCTCGACGGCCGCCCGGTCGTGCTCAGTCTCTTCGTCCACAAGATCGACGGGCACAAGCTGCTTTTCATCGATCCGACGAGTCAAGTCGTGGATCACCAGATGATCGAAGCGTGGTTGAAGGCGAATCTCCCGGCGACGGCGTTCCAGCCCGGCGGCGAATACCTCAACAGCCAGAACGCGATGAACTTTCACAACGTGTTTCCGAGGACGGCATGAGTAAGCACAAACACACACCGGGACCGTGGACTGCACTTCCCGAGGAATGCGATAACCCTTATGTGCGAATTCGCGGCACCCGGCTCGGCAGGCGTTTCAAGATCGCAAATGTGATGAATGCGGGCTATGACGACCAGCATGAGCGCGAAGTCGAAGAAACGCGAGCCAATGCCGCGCTAATCGCCGCCGCGCCCGAACTGCTTGAAGCGCTGCAGGAAGTTTTCATGATTGGCGATCGTCTCGTATCCGACGTGTACGGATACGAATTCAAAGAGAAAGCCCGCGCCGCAATCGCCAAGGCCACCGGAGGGACAGCATGAGCAACGCAATCGCCAACAAGCGGCGGCTTTCGGTCGCAGTCGCGCGCCTGATCCACCGCACGAACGCCGGTCTGGACGACATTCACGAGGCATCGAACGCGCTCGCGCAGGTTTTCAGCGACATGCTCGGCGTGGACGTGGAGCTGCGCATGCGCATCGACGCGAAGCAGATGAAGGACGTGATCGCGCTCGCCGATGCGATGGAAAAGCAACGCGGCTCCACTGGTAAATAATTTACCTCTTAGGTAAAATGGACGGGTTCACAACAATAAACCCGCCCATGAACGAACGCTTCTTCAAGCAGCTCTTGACCGAGCTCGACGCGGCCGCCGCCGTGCCGCACTCGACCATCAATCACCACGTCGAAGGGCTCGATTATCTGTGCCTGCACCGCACGGACGCGCTCACCGCCAAGCTCTATTTCATCGACCCGGCGCGCACCGGCAAGCAGCCCGGCGAGTTTCTCGTCGCGCCGCATTCGCACCGCTATGCGTTCAATACGATCGTGCTCGCGGGCGAACTACGGCATGCGCGATTCCACGTCGAGCGCAACGCGTTCGGCGCATGGGAGCGCTGGAGCTACAAGGCAGAGACGCGCGCGATGCACAACGAGGACGACTGCGAAATCGCCGTGCGCAGCAGCCGCTTGCATGAGGCGGGCAACTATATCCGCGAATCGTATTGGGTTGAGCCCGACGAAGTGCATACGCTCATCATCCCGCGCGAGCCGGTCATGCTTGGGCTCGTTCAATTCGCCGACACGCGCACGCAATCAGACGTCTATATCCCGGCGCGCGAGAACGGCAATCTGCACTTCGCCGACTCGCGACGCCCCACGGTCGGAGAAGTCGAAACCATGCGCGCCCGCGCGCTTAAAGCACTGGAGACTCGCGCACTATGAGCATCGACTATTTCGTATCCTACGTCGCCGCCGACGACGCAATACTGACGCACGGAAACGCTCAGATCAGCCGTGACGGCCCTCTCACTCACGTCGAGCACGTCAAGGAGATGGAGCAATTCATTGAGGCGCATACGGGCCTTCAAAACGTGTCGATCACGCACTGGCAGCGCTTCGAGGCGCCGAAGCCGAAGCTCTACCGCGCGACGCTCAAAACGCGCGAGCAGATGGAGTTCGACATTCCGCGCGAGAGCTTGGGATGGTGGCATGACGTCTGCCCCGGCGTGACGCTCAAGCTGCGCGAGGCGACGGCCGCCGACATTGAACGATGCTACGTGAGGGAAGGCAAAACGCGCGACCCCGCCGACTATCTGTGCGAGAACATTCCGAGCGGCTCGCTCGTGCTGCGCGCGGCGATCGCCGAGCTGACGGAGATCCACGCATGAGCACGACCGTCCGACTCATATGCGAAGTCGAAGTCACCGTCGATACGTGGGATTCGGGATCGACGTTCGACGCGCTTGCAGCGCAAGCCGTGCGCGAGGGAAAGCAGATTCTCGGCAACATGCGCACGAAGGGCGTGCCCGTAAGCCTGTTGAACGTCAAAGAAGTGAAGTTCGTCACGCACTCGCGCAAGTGGGAGAAGGATTGAACAACGTCATCAACATCGAAGAGATGCGCATAACGCGCGACACGCGCGCCTATCGGCCGTCGCCCGAGTGCAGACATATGCGCATCACGCTCGACAGCAACGGCGAGACGATCCATTGCGACGACTGCAAGAAGCAGCTCAGCGCATGGTGGACGCTGAATCACTATCTCGACGCATTCCGCCGCGAGCGCGACACCCTCATACGCCGCGAGGAAGCGCTCAAGGAAGCCGCCGAAAAGTCGATCCATACGAAGGCCGCGCAGGACGTCGAAAAGGCGTGGCGAAGCCGCACGATGGTTCCCTACTGCCCGCATTGCAGCGAGGCGATTTTCCCGACTGACGGATTCGGGCGCGGGCTCGTCAACAAGGCGATCGCACTGCGTCGGCGCGAGGCGAAGAAGGCATGACAGGCGACCTCTTCGCGATCGAGGAAGTCGAGATTCCGGCCACGCAGCCCGAGCTCGACGCATGGACGCGCGTCACGCAGCGCGCCTATCTCACGAATCTCGCGCGCGACGTGCATCGATACCGCGCGCAAGGCAACGAACACGGCGCCTACGCGTGCAACTTCAACGCGCGCGGCGTGCTTCACAAACTCAACGGATTGGGAGGACAGTGGTGAGAGTCGATGAAATTTCGGGCGCAATGCTCGACTATTGGGTCGCGAAGGCCGAAGGCTTGACCGTGCGGCTGAGCGAAGATAAGACGCACGCGATCATCACGCGATCGCACGGCGGCCCTATCCCGCGCCTGTATCACGAGAGCTATATTCCTTCGGCGCGCTGGCATGACGGCGGCCCGCTGATCGAGAAGCATGAAATCGGCTTCGTGCTTTGCGACTCGCCGAGAGGCACGCCCGGCCAGCCCTACGTCGGACGCTTCTACAGGGCGTTCGTGTGGGACCGCACCGATATGCAAAGCGGCAAGACGCATCTCGAAGCCGCCATGCGCATGATTGTTTCCCACAAATACGGCCCGAAGGTTCCCGATGAAAGTCTCTGAGCTTACCGGCGTCATGCTGGATCTATGGGTCGCGAAGGCAGACGGTGCGACTATTGTGCCAGCGGCCGAATTCGCGAAGGCGCGCGAAAACACGGCATGGCTCACCGACGACAAATGGATCGGCGACGAACCCGGCAGCGAGCCGCGCAAGCTGATTCGTTGGGGACCGGACCTGTACGGCGTGTTTTCGCCTTCGACTACATGGAGCGACGGCGGCCCAATCATCGAGCGCGCTGCAATCGGCTGGCGCGATCGCGGGCGCAATGCGCACGTAGGCGTGCACAAAGGGCTTTCCTCATGGGAGGATCAGCCGTGGGAGGCGTGGTATTGCGACGACGGCCCCGAAGGCGGCAATCCCGAGATGAATCACGTTCAGGTAGGACCGACGCTTCTCATCGCCGCCATGCGCGCGTTCGTCGCGTCTAAATTCGGCGATACTGTGCCCGACGCTTGACAACGTCTTGCCGCTCTGAGACGACAATTCGTGATTCGCGAATAGCGAACGGGCCGCACTGAGGCGGCCCGGTTTGTCAAGTCAATGCGGCATATATCCGCCGACCGATCCACGCCATAACCGGCACCGCCATGCTATTGCCGAGCGCCTTGTAGCGCGGACCATCGGCAGCGGGCTTGCCCCTCACCAGAATCGCCGTATAGCCATCCGGGAAGCCCTGCAGCCGCTCGCATTCGATCGGCGTGAGGCGGCGCACGGCCATGCTCGACAGCACATGCGGCTTGTCGCCGCCGCCGGTTGACGCTCGAAGGCACCCGGCTATGTCGCCGCCAAGCTCGGCAGTAGCGCCGCCTTCTCGCCCGCGCAGCGCGACCGAGTATGCGACCGGAGGCTTGACGGAAGCGGGCAAAGTGTGTGCAAGCTCAGGCGTCGGCTTGCTGCGGTTGTGGACGTTCGTTACTTGGTTCGGATCGAATACGCAAACTACTGAGTCCCCCGCTCCAGCGCCATTCGCAGCGGTTCCGGCAGCGCCTTGCCGCGCGTCTCGGCGCGGCGCAGTATCCCGGCGCACACCGTCGAACTCAAAAAGTACCGTGGATGGATCGAATCCTTTTCGAGCACTTGCGACAACGAACACACGGCGGCGTCGTTGGGCCACTCCTGAATATTGGGCGTCGATGATTCGCCACGCGACTGTTCTTTCGGGTCCATACACACAACCAGCGTTCGACCATTTGCGCCCTGACGGGACGAGCTCGCAATCTTCCCCGGCAAGCGCTCCCAAAAAGCACCCGAAGGCATTGTCGGCGCTATTGAGGACGCCGGGCACGTTTTCCCATACGAGGACGGCGGGCTGCTCTCCGCGAACAGATCGAGCTGAATCAATGGCATTGGCGAGATGGACGTAAGACAGGGTGAGTTGACCGCGCGCGTCGGATAGACCCTTGCGCAGACCGGCGACGCTGAATGCTTGGCATGGCGTGCCACCGACTAGCACATCGGGCGCGTGGAGCTCGCCTGATGCGACGCGCGCCGCGATCTTGGTCATATCGCCAAGGTTCGGCACGTTCGGGTAATGGTGCGCGAGCACCGCGCTCGGAAACGGCTCAATCTCACTGAGCCACGATGCCCGCCAGCCGATCGGATGCCACGCCACAGAAGCGGCTTCGATGCCGCTGCACACCGAGCCGAATGTGATAGCTTTCATGCCCGGCATTTTACCTGATAGGTAAAGTGCCGGTAAAGTGAATCAGAAGAGCGACGCTTGCTCTTCGTCTACCTTCTTCGCGTGCAGGAACGACGCGAGCCCGGTATCGTCCATGCCTTCGAGCGGCGACGTCATGAGCTCGCGCAAGACGTATTTCTTCGCCAGCCGCTCGCGCGCCTTCGACACCGACGCATGGCGCGGCACATGGTCGATCAGCTCGATCGCGTTCTTCTGTCCGATTCGGTTAATCCGTCCCTGCCGCTGCGCGTGCACCATCGCCGTGTCGGGCGTGTCGTAATTAACGAGCCAGTTACCCGACTGGAGATTCGCGCCAGTGGCGGCCGCGTCCGAACAGACCACGATATCGGCCTTGCGCTCGCCGCTATCCGGATTGAACGCCTGAATCTTGGCGGCCTTGTCCGCGCTCGAATCCGAGCCCGTAATCGTCACCACGCGATGCCCTTCCGCTTCGAGCCGCTTGCGCAGATTCTCGACGGCGCGGCGCGACGTGGCGAACACGACGCCCGGCTTGCCCTTACGCTTCGCCGCCTCTTGCGCGACGCGATCCAGACCGGCGGCTTGCGGATGATCGTAGATGATGGATCGCTCGGCGGCATTGCGCAGCAGACCGGCGGACTTGCCGAGCTCGCGCGCGATCGCCTCGTGCTGATCGTCCGGCACGCCGTCGAACATGTGCGGCGCGAGCGCCTTGACCGCGCCGACGTCCAGATCGCCCATGAGGCGGCTGATTTTCACCTTGCCGAGATTCGAGTCGAGCGTCTTGAGCGCGGCGTGCTGCGCGTCGGATAGGTCCGTGTGCGCCTCGCTGCGCGTGACCGGCACGTCCGGCTTGATGCTTGCCGTGTAGAGATGCCGCGCCATCTCGCGCTTGAGCCCGTCCTTCGCCGCGATCGTATCGCCGCCATACATGCGCATGAAGGCGCCGCGATCGTTGTAGCGCGCCGGGTCCATCTTCTGAAGCAGGCTGAAAATCTCGGACGCGTCATTCTTGACTGGATCGCCCGTCGCGTGGACGTAATACGGCTCGGCGTCGCCGTGCTTATCGGTCAGCGCCGCGACCGTGTGCGACAGCGTCGAATCCTCTTTCCCCTCGCGATCGAGCAGACCGTGCGCCTCATCGGCCATGATGAAGTCGAAGTCGATGCCGTGCTTTGCGAGCGCGCCGCGCACGTAGGCGGCCCGCTCGGCGCGATCCATGCCGCGCATTTTCTCGGCGGCCGCTTCCGGCGTGATGCCGTCATGCTCGGCGGCCATGTGCAGCACGTCATCGCGAAGCGCCTGATGCGTGACGACCGTGAAGTGATTGCCCGCGTCCTTGTAGGCGGCCATGCGGCTTTCGCGCGACCCGCCGGGCTCGCAATGCCACTTGAACGCGCCCGCCTTCAGAAAGCGCAGCGCTTCAGCGCCGAATTGACCCTGAACGATCGACGGGACCGCGAATAGCCCCTTCTTGACCTTGCCTTCGCCGTGGAGCTGCGCGAACGCACCGAGCCCGATGCCCGTCTTGCCCGAGCCGACACCGAAGCCGAGCGCGACGCGCTTGTTCGCGCCGACCATCTTGATAGCGCGCTGCCGCTTGGCGCCTTCCGGCCCGCTCATCGACGCGTGGAAGAGCTTCACCGGCTGCCCCGGCTTGAAGCCGCCGCCGATCGCCTGAATGACGCTCGCGAGCTTGTTCTCGGCTGCGTGCCCGATCGTGCGCCGCTCATCGGCCGCGAGCGGCTTGTCCTCGTGCGCTTCCGGCTCGTCGTCGGAGCTGAAAAAGCCCATCTGCGCCTGTTCGAACGCGGCCTTCTGTTCCTTCACCGCGTCGAGCTTGTCCTTCACGCTGCCCGACTGGAATTTGCCGTCTGCGCCCTTCTGGAGCCCGGCCATGAGCGACTTTTCCTTCGCGATGCGCTCTTCGCGCGCCGCTGGATCGACCGCGTCAAGATGGTTCAGATTGTTGCGGATGACCGTGCGGCCGACCTTGAGCGGCGCGTCGGCGTGCAGCGTGTTGTATGCCTTCGCGAATTCGTCCGTCACGCGCGAGCGGATCAAGTCTTGCACCGCCTCATACGCCTTCGGTTGACTGCGAAGCTGCTTGGCGTAGTCGTCCCACGTCAGCCCGGCGGCCTTGATGTTGCCCGCGAGCTCGTCGCGCGCCGACGTCCACGCCGACCAGCTCGGATTTTCCGACTCTTCGCCGAACATATCCGCGACCGTCTTTTCGGGCTCGTCCTGCATGAGCTTGTCGTACTGCGCGAGCATCGCGGCGCGTTCCGGCGAATCGTGCGCGATGTTCTTGTGAAACCATGAGCGCAGCGCGGCCCGATCCGCGCGCGTGAGGCTGCCGATCGCCTTGTAGGCGACAACACCTTCAGGAATCGCCGCGAGCGCCCTGTGCGCCGCATCTTGCGCCTTGTCGCTGGCGTCGAACGTCTGAGCGTTCAACGTGGAGCGCTGCCCGCCCCAATGCGACGCGACGAACGCGTCAGCGTAGCCATCGAAGAGCGGTGCGAGCTGCTCGGCGCGCTGGAGCTGCTTGCCTTCGAGCTTGTTCGGCGCGACCGCATCGAGCGCGGCGCGATACTCTTCGCTGCGCGCGGCCCCGACCTTGTCGTAAAACGCGGCCGATTGGACGTCCGACAGGATATCGGCGGGCGCGTCACCGTCCGCGTATCGGCCGCCGATGTAGTCACGCAGCGCCGCCTGCAGATCGTTCGCGTGCCCGTCAAACGGCTGCGCGAGCCGTTGCGCGACGCCCGGCTCGGACTTGAGCGCCAGATCGGCGCGATCGGCGAAGCCCTGCGGCAACCAATTCGCCTCGTCGTGCTTGCCTTCCATGATGTCGAGATTGCGCCTCACCCGCGCGATGCCTTCCTGATCCACGTTGCGCGCGAGCTTGTCGAGCCCCGACGCATTGAGCGACAGGAACACGTTCACGCCGGTTCTTTCGAGCTTGTAGTCGCCCGGCACCATGCCGAGCGCGCGCACCTGACGCACGGCCGACTCCAGCGGCGCGCGACCGAGCGACACCGTAAGCGTGTTGCGCTGGCGCTCTTTCATCGCCGCCACGAGCGCGGCATTGGCTTCCATCTCGCCGAGCGACATGCCGAGCACCTTGTCGGCGGCCGCGAGCGCCTCTGTGCGCCGCTTGTTGATGCCGACCTTCGTCACGACGTCGTCCGGCCCGTCAGCGGCCTGCATTTCGAGCTTGGCGGCCTCTTCGTGAAGCTGCTTGACCTGATCGAGCGCCGCGCCCGCGACCGTCATATAGCGCTGCTTGTGGAAATCGGCGAACTGTTCCGCCATCTCATCGGCGCGATCGTCGCCGAGATCCGCCCGCAAGCGACGCGCGAGCACCTGAGCGGCCCCGGCCATGCCGAGCACGTCCACGACCGAGCGATCCACGAGCGACGCGCCTGCGGCCGCCTGAGACAGCGCATTGAGCGAATTGAAGGCACCCGCCGCCGCGTGCGTGCCGAGCGTCTCTTCGGTCGATTTGCTCACTTCCGCGAGGAATGAGCGCGTGGACAGCGTCGCGAGCTCATCCTTGAGCGCGTCTTGCGCCTGCTGAGCCGTCGCCGGATGCACTTCGAGCACATACGCCTGCGGCTCGACGTCGCGCGCCTGATCCACGTCACGCGATGCCTTGCGCGCGGCCGCGACGACCGCCTGGTACTTCTTCTGCGCGACCAGCAGCGCCGCCGCCTGTTTCGCCTGGACGACTTGCGGCTTCAGATCGGGCTTCTGGAGCTGCGCGGCTGCAATCTCCGCGTCGATTTTCTCGGCTTGGAGCTGCTT